GTATATATGGGTCTGCGTTTATGTATGCCGTGAGCGGCAACTCTTGGATTATATCATCCAACACCCCTGCCGTAAAGCCCGACACGGGATTGGCTACCAGAATAATAGAATACCCTTTTGTATCAGGCAGGATAGGAGATCCGCCAGCCCCTGACAATCCGCAGTACCCTAATAATAGTGGATTGAATGGAGATACTATGACCGCAAATAGGAGATTCTTGGCTTTTTATTCTCCTGACACTTTTTTTGATCACACTTCAATAAGTTACGCTTCTACTGATTTTATAATTAATCACGGCAATCCGGTGTACGGGGCCTTCAATGGAGGCTACGCAACAGTAGGTGACGCTTATTCTTGCTATGCTAATGTCACAGGGGTGACTTCCGTTACAAATTCTTCTGTTCAATTAATAGCCCCGACTTCTGTTAGTAGTTTAGCTTATGGAGGAAGTACCGTTGTTGGTGGTATTACTTTTACGAAAGCAAACCCAATAGCAGACAATACAACTCAACAAGGATTTGCTAATAGCACTCAAGGATATTTATTTACTACAGGTTCCGATATATCTCAGCCAAATACTAATAATGATTATGGATTAAGGTATGTTCAATATTATAAGCCACTCACAGATAAATATGGAGATGTAGAAAATACAGTATATGTGACATGTGGAAGTTATAAGTCTGCAACAACAGGGACAACAACCATTGATGTGTTTGGTGGAGACACGTTTACTCAGTTAAATTATTTTAAGCACAGACACGCTAATACCATTGACCAAGGACAAGCTGGTGCATTAAGTTTCTATTCTCAGAATAGGGTGAATGTACAGATGAAGCAAAAATCAGCTTCTCAAACAGGTGACTTATTTCCTGGTATTGCTACAGTAGATTGGTTAGAGACAGCTACAAATACTGATGGCACCATGGGCGAAGCATATCAAGAAGGATACACGATACGCAACGAAGTTAAGTCTGACATAGCCTTCGATGAAGATGCTACCGATACAACCGACCAGCCGGCACGAATAAGGTGGAGTGCAATTAAGCCCCAAGGAAGTGCATCCGACCAATATAGAGCATATCTTGTGCTGGACTACCATGATTTAGATCAGGGCAACGGAGAGATTGTTCATCATGCAAATGGCAACGGAGAATTGATTACCTGGCAGCAAAGAGCCTTTATGCGTCAATACTTCAACACACGCGGAACCTTAGAGGTTAAAGGAATTACGGAGGTCCTAATAGGAGATGGAAGTGTAATGAGCAGGGATGGCCAGACTATCTCTAAACTAGGCTCTAAGCACAAATGGGCTATTATAAAAGGAAAGTCAACCGGAGGCAATGATGTATTTTACTGGATAAATACGGAACTTAAAAAAGGACTTCGCTTTGGATATGATGGAACGGTAGCCGTTTCAGATATCAAGGGTATGCAGTCTTTCTTTGCCAATAACCTCATATGGGTGGATGGTTACGATACCCCAGCCAACGGAGCCGGTATTTGCGGCGTATGGGATGATAGGTATGCTAATGCTATTTGGACAATAAATGGCCAAAATCCAACAGTTACAATAAACAATTGGTCTGCTTCTACTGGAGTAGTGGTAGGCGATTTAGTGTACTACCCTACCGATCCATTCCTCGGGAAGCAGTATACCTATAGGAGTTTGGTTACAGCCCTGACGACTACAGCACCTAGCACCACCCCTGCTCAGTGGGCATTGGTACCAAACGTAGGAACTTACTTCAACAAATATTCGCTTGTTTTTAACGAATTTAAGAATGCCTTTACGACATTTACTACCCCTACCCCTAAAATCTACCTAAAATGGACTGACACCTACCTGGCTCCGCGTCCTATTTCTCCGGAGTACAAAGTGTATCAATTTAATAAAGGAGACTATTTAACATGGTGGGAGGATGGAGGGATATCCCAGCAGGAGCAAGGGTATCTGCAGTTTGTGGTTAATGAATTAGAAACCGAGACTAAGTGGATGGAGGCGGTAGCCGTAGACTCCGAAATTGTACCTGCTCGCTTTGAGTTTGAGACTAAAACACAGGAGTCATACTTAGATAGTTCGGAGTTCACCACAAGGGAGGATAGTTCTTATGCTCCTATTAAAAGAGATTCTTCGACCACTGGAGCGAACGATGGAGACACAAGCGCTCTATATGGGAAGTACATGCTCGCTAAAATGTTCTTTGCGGTATCTACTTACCAAAAGCTAGTTAATGTTATCACTAAATTTAGGGTAAGTCCGAGATTGAAAACCAAATAAAAGTTGTAAATTTGTAGCCAAATGAGTACCACCGGAGCCGACCTATATAGAATCTATCAAAATAAAATTGATAAGGCATATAGTGCTTATATGACCAATACTGAGTATAACGATATACTTAAACAAGCCCTATTCCTTTCCGTTCAAGATGTTTATCAGGAACTTTCTGACCAGGTAGATTATGACGATCTTTTGTCCGCCCTTAAAACAGAGCAGGTATTCGGGTTAAATAATAATAAGATATACGTTACATCTATACCTATTACATCAGTAGGGGCAGGACTTTCTTCAACTATTACTACTGCGGTACCACACAATTTATCAACAGGAGATACGGTGGAGTTCTCAAATGTTACCATGTCGATTGCTACGGTTCCGGATATTAATACAGCGACATTTACCGCAACTATTTTTGATGATACTTCTTTCGGAATAGTTTTTACATCTAATAGTGGAGTTCATACTGCCAATACGGGCGGGATTGATACAGTAACATCTTCCACTGGAGTGGTTAAGATAATTTCCGATTACGGAGATTTGCTTTCATTGAAGGCTAGATTCCTGCAGGGTAGTGATATTAAAATAACAGGTGCTTCCAACACACAACCTATCCGCATTACAGTAAACAGACGCAATAATTTAAAGACTGGTGAGAAGGTAAACATATCCGGTATTGTAGGCAATTCAAACGCAAACGGAGACCACTATATAAAAGTTATTAGCAGCACGAAGTTTGATCTTTACGAAGATAAAGACCTACTCATAGGAAAGAACGGCAACGGAACCTTTGGGGGAGTTGGCACACTGAAAAGAATTTACTACAAAGTTGCTACCCCTTATTTAAGCTCTCGCAAAATATCTGTTTACGAGCAGCCTACGACACAAAATCCTCAGTTTGAGCGGGCGGATCTTCAGTTGAAAGTATATCCGGCTGACAGCGTATGTTCAGAGATTACCGTTGACTATTTACGCTACGACCTTACTCCTATTAGCGTAACAGATACAGCACTTGACTTAGAGCAATATTATTCTTATGAATTTTTAATGTACGTTACAGACAAGGCAAGTCAGATGTTCTTCGCAAGGACAAAGGATGTAGAGTCGTTGCAACTATAACAAAATAAAGAACAAGCAGGTTAGTCAATACCCTACCAGAACTTATAGACGCAATAATAAGCCAGGTGCAATCTACCCGTACCGTGCAGAGTAAATTCTCTACACCCTACATGATAGATGTTATCAACAGTGCAAAAGGTACTGTTCAAAACTTGCTTTATAAGAAATATCAGAAGATTAACTCTGTATGGACTCAGCAGTATAGAGTAGAATATGTTGCGGACACACAGGAGACAAATAAATTTGTAAGGTTTGCGTTACCAACGCCATGGTGAATAGTGGCATTGTATATGCCGGCAACCCAGACGGGTGTCAGAACTACGCACTGGTTCAATCGAGGGGAGAGCTAAATACTTTCCTCTCGCATCGAACAACCAAGAAGTTGCCTATCATTCTTTACTCGGACACTTATCTGGAGGTATATAACCTTCCTCTTATAAAAGAGATGCTTATTGATTATGTACCTGCAGACCCTACATTGCTACCAACATACAATTTCGATCTTGATCAGTATCCATTAGACGAAGAGGGTATTGCTTTATTGAAAGATTCTGTTTATAACACTATCACTGGCGTGCAAGCAAAGGCGCCAACAGATGTGGGTCAGAATTTAAAAGATAATCCAACTTCAATACCGGTATCAGAATAATGGAAAGAATTTGCGGCATATATAAGGTTACATCCCCCAATAATAAATCCTATATTGGGCAGTCTGTAAATATTTTCAGCAGACTTAATTCTTATAAAAAATTAAAATGTAAGAAGCAGATTCGGCTTTATAGGTCATTATTAAAATACGGGGTAGCCTCCCATAGATTTGAAGTTATTCATGTGTGTGATGTTTCAGAATTAGATTTACTAGAGAAAAAATATATAGATATTTTCAATTCCATTGAAGACGGTCTTAATTTAAGGCATGGCGGACATACAGGGCATACATACTCTAAAGAGTCTAGGCAAAAAATGAGCGATTCCCATAAGGGGAAAAAATTATCTCCAGCGCATATAGCGAAATTAAAAATCATAAACAAGGGAGAGAGAAATGGGTTTTGGGGTAGGCATCATACTGAAGAGACTAAAAGATTATTAAGAGATCAAAGGAAGGGAATTAAGTTTGATCAATCTCGTAAAGA